GGATGGGATACGATTCCATCTCCACATGGCCTAACGGCCAGTTACCCTGCGAGGGTAACCCATCGGCGTTTCGACTTGAAGCCGCCGCGCTTCACACTAGAGAGGAAATCCAATGTTACTGAATCGTCAGTGAGATGACTCATTGGCATTGGCAACCACTCTTCTACAAAACTGCCATACTGGCTGCTTTGTGAAGGTGGTGTTCCTCCGCGGTCCTCCTCTGACAAAGAAGGGTCGCTCCTTGCAGCCAAGGCTGAAAATCCAAGGGAGGAATCCCGAGGATCCTGCAGTCTGAACTGAAAGTCGCGAACCCCTGAATTGCTGAGGGGTGCGTCAACTTCTGGGACACACTGTCCCACAGAAGGTCGATCGTCGCAAAGACGTCGTGACCGTCCTCCAGCGTATACCCAACAAGGTTTACGCTCGAAGGAGTACGGATCACGATTGTCTCGCTGACGATCGCGTCTGTGAGTAGTAATGCCCCATTTGTTGAGGCAGGCGATTTCGTCACCATCAATTTGGTCCTTTCTTTTGACTGGATCAAAAACTATCCTCTTTTGTCTCCAATTATGAAGCTCCTTGTCATAATGACAATGAGTATCAAAAAGGAAACTAAGATGAGATAGCCCAGAGCCAGGTTTTCTTGCTCTAGGAATGGTACGTTTCACCACTCGACGAAGCATATCCCTGATGACTTGGGCAACGTGCCACTGACCCCTTAAATAAAAGAGGTCGGCGGTCGCATTCCAACTCATTATGGTGTTTGCTTCCCAGCGTCGTGAATCATCATGCGGCACTTCTCTGGCATAAACCGGATTAACCGGCACACCATTGAAGAAATCCGCACCGCAACTTTCGCGAAAGGCAGAAGCCTTGAACGACTTGCTGATGTTAACCTTAAGAGCATAGCTCTCAAGGTACTTCACGACGAAGTCCGTGTACTCTACGGGAATGATTATATCATCTCCATAGACATCGATCAGTCTGCCATAACGGCGGATCGACCGTGAACTCGGACGCCTACCATCGAGTATGTGCATCGCACTCTGAATAAGGGTGAAAAACACCATTGCTTCTACGGGAAAGCACAAAGCTGATCCCATAGATGCATACTTAAACAGAACGATGTTAGTACCGTTGGTAAGTCGGCATGCAAAGAACGAGCATCTTCTAG